CTCATAGGCAGTGCCACCGCATGTGAGCTTGTGCAGCATTGGCACGCCAGTTCCGTCAGCATCAATGCGCATATACGCTTCCGTCACAGTGACGTTGCGCATCGTCGGGTCTTGCTCATCATCGTCAGAGGTATCCATGTCATAGCCACGGCGCTCATACACCTCTGCCTCTGTCATTTCTGACCCGCTCTCCAAGCTATCTAGCTTGAGAACAACGTCAGGATCGTAGCCCATTGCGATCAAATCGCCAGCGCGCATGTCTGTGCGGTGCGCAACTATATACGCATCGTTAAAGCTGCGTGCGTCACGGTTGATGAAGAACTCTTCCGGCGGGACGCTCTCAAGCACAGTTACGTTGTCATCGTCCACCAGATATGTGTACTCATCGTCGGATAGGTCGGTGAATGTGAAAATCTCGGCCTCTGGATATGTCATCCAGTATGCCTTCACAATGCCTTGCTTTTTGACCAGCGCATCTTGGAAGGCGTCATTAATGACGCGGTATCCGTTTAAGCGGGTAAACTCGTGGTGCATAAACTCAGTGGCCTGCTCGGCCATCGCCACGTCCTCTGGGCCACGCGGCACAAATTCAACGGGCTTGGCTGTGCTGAGGAATATGCGCATCAGGCTTGGCTTCACGGAACGTACAGTATCCCGTACTTTTGTGGCTACAACCTTGCTGCGTCCATCCTCATAGCCAAGATCAACCTCGCCGTCGTAGTAGCGCTGAGCCTTGATCCGGTCATCGCTGATCTCGCTCTCAATGAAGTCCACTGCACTTGAGATTGCGTCCTGAACAATGGCCTCAATTTCGGTGCGTGATTTTGGTTTAAGTTCCATGTGCCGTGTCCTTTATTAGAGTGCGCCGAAGCGAAAGCCAGTTGTGCGCTCAATTTGCTCACGCACAGGGTCTCGAACCGGCTCGCTTGTTGAGGCTGCCCCGCCAACACCGGGAGAAATCGTGCTAGGCTGCGGGGTAGCACCACCACGCATGGCGCTCACCGCCCTTGCGCCGCCGTAAGCCTCACGAACCATTTTGCCGCCGACAGCTCTTGACGCGAACTGCGCAAGGTTTGTTGAACCCAAAGCCGCCGCAATCCGCTGTATCAAGCCAGATGCGGCAGCGGCAGAGTTTGACGCATTAACTGCACCCCCAGTGGCCCTTGCAGACACACTGGCGAATTGCCCAATCAAGTCACGCTCTTCCTTTGTAAACAGTGCCTTCATCGCCTCTGGGTTTTTTGTCGTCATGTCTTTCCATGATTTCAAAAAGTTTACGCCAGAAAACATATCCTGACCAGCGCGTGATGCGACAGATTTATCAGTTAAGTTGATAAAAGCCTCCTGCCGAATTTGGTTCCATTCATCCGCAGGGAGAAACTTTTTTAGCTTCAAAAGGTCTCGTGATACATTTCCCGGTTTGAGTAATTTTGCATTTGACGCGCCAAGTATATAGTTGGCTACTGCCTCTGGAGGTTGCTTTAGAACTAAGTCACCATCGCGCGTGACGGTTTCTGTCAGCGCGTTAAGTATTCCGCCCTTGCTTGACCAAGTGGATTTAAAGTCAGCGTAGTTTTTGATTGCGTTAGACCATGCCGCAATGGCTGTATCATCACCCTCAATGAGCGACTTTTGTACTAGGTCAGCTAAGGAATCATCCAGCGCCCTTCTTGCCGCTGTCGCCGCCGCCTGCTCTGGCGTTCCTTGCGCGCCTGCGTTGGATAATTGCTGGCGCTTTTGGAAAAGCATTTTAATGTCGCCACCTTGCCCCAAAATGTCATCAATCTCATCCATAATGCTTGTAGTGACTGGGCGAGATGCTGGCGTGAAGTCTCGAATAGATGCTCTCATTGTGTCAGCAAGTGCGCCAGCCGTGTCTTCAGCCATAGAGGCTGGACCAGTAGCTCGCGCAACATCATATAATCTATTTGCCTCAGCCTGCGCGGCCTGCCTCTGCGCAGACAATGCTTCCTGTGCGGCTGCGCCACCTGTGCCGCGCTGAATCAATGGCCCCTGACCAGCTATCTTCTGCTGAATTTCTGGTAAGTTTTGCTGAAGTGCCTCAAGGGTTCTCTTTTCCGCAGAAGTCATCATTGCTTCTGCAACTTGACCATATGCGCCTTTGCGAGCCATATCTTCAAATAATTGCTGACCAGTCGAACCAGTGGTTGCGCCCCTAGTTAGAGGCACAGGCACAGGCAACGTCTCAGCCGCCGACAAGCGGGCCGCTTCAGTCGGATCAACCCCGCGCGCAACTTGCTGCTGCATTGCGGCAGCCATCTCAGCCGTGGCTTGATCGGCATTAATCCCAGCGGCTTCCATTTGCTGCCTTATTTCTGGCCTCAGCTGGCCATTGGGCAGCATGACCGACTCAGGAGTTCGCTTGAATAAATCCGCAACCCGCGATAAAATTTGACCAGCTTTTAAGCCAGCAGCGCCGCCAAGTGCGCCCAAGGGAACGTCGCTAAACTTAAAATCAGCGCCAGATAGCTTTGAGCTTGCAGCCTCAATTAGGCCAGCTTCAGTCGCACCAAGTGTTGTTGCCCCAAGATAGCCAGACATGGGCAGACCAGCCATCTTCATAACCTTACCAAGGCCAGTGGCAGACGCTACAACGCCAGCGCCCTGCATCAAGTCCGTCATATCCAACCCATATGGATTGGGATAAAAGCGATTTACCTGCTCCGTCCTTTCGCCATTTCTGTAAATTGGCGTTGTGACAACCAAGTTTCCATATTGATCTTTGTCAAAGGTTGAACCCGGCAAGATTTCTGAAATGCCGGACTTCAGCCGCTCATCAGTGGCCGTTGTGGCAAGTAGCGCAGTCATCTTTGCGGCTTTATCTTCCGGCAAACCCAAGTTCGCTTGGAAAGCCAGCGGGATGTTTTCCTCACGCTGGCCACCTTTAGCCCAATCAATCGCGCTCTGCATTGCGCCTTTTTCGGGTTCAATGGGGTTGTCCATCAGGTATTGACGGACCACTGCCTCTTGCTCCGCCGCGCTCATGGTGTCGGGTATGTCCCGCAGTATTGTCCCGTCGGGAAGCGTCACATCAACCATTATCAAAGCCTCCAGCGCCGTTGTTTAGCGACGGGTTCCATCTCTTCTCGCGCGCGCCTCTTGGGGCCGATGACCCTTCGCCAGTTGGGGCTTTGAAAGCTGCAAACGGGTCTGCGCGGTTATTTAGCATTTCAAATGCTTCCGACTGCGTAATTTTCTTGCTGCGAAGCATTTGCACAATTCTGCCGCCCTCTGCATCATACTCAGCAAGACCGCGCATTGTATTAATAATAATTTGGTTGCCGCCCGGCGAGTTAATTAACCGGGGCAGAGACTGCTTAAACAACTCTAAATCTGCGTCGGACATTGGGCCAGACCCCGGAGGCCGCTGCGCTGGGACAAGGGCGTTTATAAGTGCCGCCGCCGCTTGTATGTCATCAAGACCCTCAGTCTGGATGCCGAAATTACCTGCGAATTGCTGAATACTCGCGCCCATGCCGCTGTCAATGTTTCCTAGTAAGGCCTCAAGACGGCCAATTTGCGCAAGGCTTCTGGAGGCAGTTGAGCCAACCTTAGCAACATCAGCCAATGCTCTTGCGTCAAGCTCCGCAAACTTTTCTTCAAACTTTTTCTCGCCCGAGCCAATAACATTTTGAACGCTAACTCCACCGCCGCCAATTTTATTTGCAGTGCCATCAGGTTTTAGATTGTATAGTCCGTCGTCTATCTTCGCGCCCGGAAACATTTGACGCAAGACTGAAGCGTCAACAACTTTTCCTTTTTCCTTTGGAGTGGCCAACAACTGACTAGCCGCATCAGTGCCAGAAATCATACCGCGCGCAAGCATATCAGCCAGATCATCTCGACCTCTGGCTCGCAACATCTCAATGGTTTTGTTCTTGTTGCTCGCCGCAAGCCTCTGCTGCCCGCGCTTTTCAATTGCACCACCACCACGGAGGTCGCTTTTTATTAGTGGATCAAGTGCAACAGCAAACTGCTCCAGCCGTGTCATGCCCGTGTTGGGATTAACCTCCATCGCCCTATCAGAAATTGTTGAAAGAAGGCCGCGCAGCCCACCCTGCTGAGCCTGCTGTGGCGCTGGTTGCCGCATGTTGGGTGCATTGTAAGTTTGCTCGCCGCCCATCATATATGGAAGTTTGCTTCGATCGGGCATAGTCTGACCCCCTTGATTGCTTGTAAGTAAACCGCCGCCGGGCTTAGTCGCGGGCAGTGATGTTATGTCGCCAATGTCAGCGCCAGTAAAGTCGGCCAAATCCTGCAAGCGAGAACCACGCCACTGCGCAATGCCGTATGTGCCTTTTCCGCCAGCAAGAGTGTTGCGTGCGTCTGGGTTCATATCCTCATAGCTCTCAGCCATCAGGCGGCCAGTGATGCCGGCTGCTTGCTGCGGAGTGAGACCCTTTTGCGTGAGGTAGCCATAAGCAAACTTGGCGTTTGGCGATATTAAAGCCTCGTTGGATGTGCCATCGGCCATTGCTGCGTAAACGCTGCTCGCGTAGTTGCGAGCCTTTTCGTCGCCAGCGCCGCCAGAGCGCTCATAGTATTTATCCCACAAAGTTGCGTAGTCTTCCGGCGAAGACGCATCGGCTTGGAGGAACTTGCCAAAGCCAGACTTTTCCTTTCCCTGCACTTCATTCCAGAGAAAGTCCATTTGCTTTGATAGTGGGATGAAACCTTGTGGCATAGCTTCTAAAACTTTTTCAGGGAGCTGGCCACACCTAATGCGGACTGTAGATACCCAAGCAAACCTTGGTTTTCAGTTTCCGTTTTAGTGTTTGCCCCACCTTGCTGAGCAATGCCAAGCGCGCTAAGCGGTGCTTGAATCGATTGAGCTGGCGCGCCAGTGTAGCCGGCGTATTGCTGTCTCGCCGCGTCGATTAACGCTTGCTGGATGCCTTGCTGCAACAGACCCTGCTGGGCTTGCTGCTGCTGAATTGCTTGGCTTGTGCCAAATGCCTGCTGGCCGAGTTGACCCATTTGAGACGCGGCGCCAAGGCGAGCCTGACGATCTGCCATCGCAGCCTGCAACGCTTGGCTGTAGTTTTGCTGACGCTGCTGCGCTGCCATGTCGCCTGCCATGCGGCCATATTCGCCAGCCATCACACCTTCAGCAACACCTTGGCGAGACCCGCCGAATGCGTTGGCCGCAGTTGCCTGCGCGCCAAGCGTGTTCATCGCCATCTGACGCTGACGCTCAATGTCTTGCTGAGTGCGGTCAATAACCTCGCTAGTGTACGGGTTTGCGTACGCTCCGACTTGAAGTGGAGCCTGCATTGCGCGCTGCGTACCGCCGATTGCCCCCTGCAACGCTCCAGCAGCGGCTTGGTTTACGTTAAAACCCGGCTGTGGAGCCATTGGTGCTGGCTGATATGTTGCGTTGGGCTGTGCAGTAGGCTGCGCTGCCATTGTTGGTGCTGGAGCTGGTCCTGCCATCTTACACGCCTTTCTTTATTCGAGCTTTTAACTTATGCGTCATAATCATTTTAAACCTGCGAAGTTGCCTGCGGCGTCAACAAAATATTCAGTACCGTTTGGCAGCGCTCTTACTTCCATGCCCGCCGAAGTAGACGTGTCAGCAGACAGCGTGGAGGGTTGGGAAGCCGCTGCTTTTTCCTCTTTCGCCTCGCGCAGCATCTTTTCTGCCGTTTCAGCCCTCTTGGGCTTGCCGATTAAAACCCCATCTAAATAAACTTCACGGCGGTCATCCTTGTATATGATACCAGTGCCGCCGCTCTGAAGAGCCTCCAAGTACCTATCTTGCTCCCAACCAGAGTCGCCCGGCCCAGCGGGTTTGTCATTGTCCGTTGAGTGGGAATATGAGGTAACTTTATTCTCCACTGGTGGACCCGTTACGTTTAAGCCACCAAGAAGGTCGCCAAAGAAGTCGCCCACTTGGCCAAAGTTACCAACTCCGTCAGCGCCGCCGCCAGATACTAAACCAGCAATGGGGCCAGAGGTAACGTCAGGTCCAGCGCCGCCAAATGGGTCTAGGCTAGTTTTTGCGTAATCAAGCTGCTCCTGAGTTGGCTGGGCTGTATATGTAGGTTGAGCTGGAACAATTGTCCCTCGTCCGCCCGCTACTGAGGGGCCAAGGTCGTAACCAAGATCTATTGACGTGCCATCATCATATTGAATTACGGCTGGGCCGCCCGGCAACATTGGGCTTGAATCATAATACTGGCGCTGCTCGGTAAAAGTTGACGGCGTATTATCAATATACCCCGGCGGCCTTACATCAGTAGGTGTTACTATTGTGTACGGCGCTTCACTACCCGCATAATCAGTTGAGGTGTAAACAGTTCCGTCGGTTGGCGCGGTAGGCGTACCTGTAATAGTTTCTGGGAAATACGCACTATCACCACCAGCGCCACCACCAGTAGCAACACCACCTCCAGCGCCAATCCCACCCAAGTCACCCGGAGTGGACGCTACGGTGTAGTCAACTGGAGCTTGCATGTTTGAGCCGGGAAGGCCTGTAACTGGGTCAATAAAGAAACTTTCTGCATATCTCTTTTGTCCGGGTCGAGCTTGACCAAAAGCCTCAAGGGCTTGCTCATAGATTGGCAGTGAGGAATAACCACGCACACCGCCTGCGTAAGTCGTAGGCTCAGGCATACCACCAGAAATATCTTGCATTGACATTCCGCCACCGGGCAGGCCAAAAGCGCCA